TTAGTAGCACTTGGATATTCTAATACATGAGCATCTTCATATGTTGTTCTTGCAAGTGAACCTGTTGTCCATGTTTGAAGTTCGTAATTATAAGTAACCACTCTATCTATTTCTGTTGATGATGCTTTTGGATAAAACCAGTTAATTTCTGTAAATAAACTATTGTGCCCTGCAAACACTGTTTCACCATTTGTAAAATTAAGTCCCAAAGCATCTCCTGTTGTAGTAAATACAAAGTTCTCAACTGAAGATGGTAATGTTTTAACTGTTCCGTCAAATACAAAAAAGTTACCCGAATCACCCATCCAATAAACTGCACCGTCTACAAAGACTGCTGCGTGTTGTCCAATGCAACCACAGTTAGATCCAACTTGACGTATGCTAAATGTAAATGGTGGTCCTACAAATTGCATTGTGTAAGCTGCTTCATCTGTTAAAACTAATATATAATCTTTACCTTTAACAGCTGCTACAATTCTACTACCATTGTCTAATCTAAATGTCCCTGCTGTGTTTGTAGATGTTGGCTCATAAACATCAATATCTTCTTGATCTGAAAATCTTATAAACATTGGATCTTGAGTTGAAGGACTACCGATAGTTGTTTCTGTTCCAAAATGAATTAAATGTCTGTCTCTGTCTGATACTCTTGTTAAAACTGTTGCTGTAGGATTACCCGCTACAATAGTTGCACGTGTATTAACACCTGTTCCTGCATTAGGAGCCCATGAAAAAGTTTGTCCATCTTTAATTGTTGCAATTAATAACTCTCCAAAATTATCCAAAGACCAGTTACCAGCTTCAATGGTTGTGTTAGAAACTGTTCTCGAAGTACCCCAGGTAGATAATCCCCATGTTCCTGCTCCCCATCCGTAACCAAGTGTCGCGGTTAATGGACCAACAACAACATATGGATTTGTTATAAGTGATCCACCTGTAGTAACTCCTGTTCCTGTTTCTGTAACAGGCATAGTAATTGTAAAGGTATTTGCAGTTGGTACTGTTTTAACTTCAAATGAGTTAGTTTCAAAATTAGCTGTTGTAAAACTTGTTGTAGTTGGTCCTGGTGTTGTTACACTTGAAAAAGTAATTAATTCTCCAACCGATAGTCCATGTGATGATTTATTAATTGTAACTGTTGCAGAGCCTGTGGTTGAAGTATAAGTACAACTAGTTAAAGCTGTTCCTAAAGGTGTAATGTCATAAAACACTTCATCAAAAAGAATATATAAAACTTTATCTGTTCCAATAGCCACATAACGTCTGCCCGTTAAATCAAACCAAGAATGTATGTCTCTAGCTGCACCTACTAATATAGATGAATTAATCTGTTCCCAACCACCTATTTTTTCAGGTGATCCGTATTGAAAACGTACGTTATCTCCATCAATCCAACGTCCTTCTGCTTGAGATGCTGTATCGTTCTTATCAAAACCTGGAGGTAATGGTATCTTTTTTAATGGCATATTTATGCCTAGTATATCATTGTTTAAGTATAGCTAAAAGATTAGGCTATTTTTTAAACCAAGCGGGAAGCCCTAAATGAGGTCTACGATCATATATATTTTCTTTAGATCCTTTAGTTTCAACATTATTATAATGTAAAAATACTTGACCACAGTCATCAAAAGATAATTTATCTCTCCAATGTTCTAATTCATTTCCACGATAGACTAACATATCACCTGGTTCTAACATTACTTTTACACCTTTAGATTTTGATGCTTTGTAATTACCTGTCTTTTCATCTACACCACCTTGTGATGCATCTGGTTCTAAATATATGGGCCAACAACCACCACCTAAATGCATAGTTGTGGATATTTCACATGAAAATCTGTCTTTATGTTTATGTAGTATGTCTCCTTTTTTATAAATTCTTGCATAAGAATAATTAGGATTTAATTTTAACCCAGTTTCTTTTTCCATAACTGGAAGAAGTTTTACAAGTAATGTTTCCATTACAATATCAGAATAATGCGAATATGTATCTGGAACTTGTTGATCACTCCATATACCAAAGTATTCAGTAAATTGACTTATAAAACGAGTCTCAAACATAGTTTTTGCTACTTGTCTTTTCATCATAAAATAATCATAACAAAATTTAGCAAGATCTTCTGATATTGCTTCTTTAATAATTACGTATTTATTTTTTTTAAAATTCATATTTATATATTAGTTAATATTGTTTTTGAAACAGCTTGCAAATTAAAATGTATAAATCTAAACGGATCTATTCCATAATCTAATGGAAATTGATGTGGTAAATATGAATTAAAAAAAATTAATGTGCCTGGTTTTATTTTAAAATTAATTTCTTTACTTGCTAAAGTAACTTCTTTTTTATTTTTTTCTGGTAAATAAGTCATGGCTTTACCAGGTCTTGGATCATGAAATACTGGCATAGATGTATTTTCAGAACATTTAAGGAAATAAAAACCTGAAATATGATTGTTTCCATGTACATGTGTTTTATGGTGACCACCTGCTTTTTTTGAAAATTCTTGTACCCAAAGTTCTGTAAAAAAAAGTTCATGATTAGATATATCGTATCCTTGATAGTCTAAAATATTAGCAGCAGTTTGACCAATATAACTTTTAAAGTTATGTATTTTTTTATCATTAATCATTGATTCTGAATGATAAGAAACTGTATATTTTTTTATTTTTTCTTCTTTATAGACTTTTTTAATATATTTATCTGAAACTTTATTTAAATCTTTTAAATACTCTGGTAATTCAATGCAATATACAGGGGATGAAAAATAAGATCCTAATATTAATTTTTTACTGTCTGACATTTTAATTCATTTCTAATTTTAGTAGCAGATATTTCTTGTATTTCTTTCGGTAATACAATTTCTTCTATCTTGTATCCTACGTCTCTTCCGTAACATATATTTGTTATATTTGCAACTTTTATAACTTCAAATTTATCTTTATAATCTTTTAATTTCTCCTCTATGCGTTTTTTAATTTCATTAAATTCAAAAGGGTTATTTTCCGTCTGTGGCATTGTTCTAACCATTATCTGTACTTGTCCCGTTTTTTTTAATATCTCTTTAAATAAAGCTAAATGCCCATCATGAAAAGGTTGCCAACGTCCTAGCATCTGCGCTGTTGGTTTAGAGTAATCCATTATATTATTTTTTTAATCTGTTTCATGGGTACATATGCTCCAAAAGAAAAAACTAATCTTTCTCCACCTGAAATTGGTGTAGACCAATGTCTTTCTAAACTAGCTAAACATAACCACATATCATTTTGTTCTACTTCAATTTCTTCTCCATCTAAAATTGGATTTCCACCTATTTTTGGTTTCTTTAACATTACATTGCACCGAGTATGCACATAACCTTCTGGAGCTTGATCTATGTGTTCATGTACAGCAGCTCCTTCTAAAAAATGATTTCCTGTAAAATTTGTTAAAGTTGGTTCTACTTTTGTTGGAGATAAACCAAATTCTTTAAAAGCTTTTTTCCAATGTTTTTCTGATAATTGTTTTTTATAACGTCTACCAAAACCATTTGGTATAAATTCATTATCTTCTACAGTAATATCTTTTGAATATTTCCAATTTTTAATTACTCTGTTAATTTTTAGTTTCATAAATTTTCTTTAATTTTATTAATAATATTATCATAGTTAAAATCTTTTATCTCAAAATCTACTTTTTTAGGTTTTTCAAATACTTTATTAGTATCTTCAAATCTTCCTTTATCAATAGTATTCATCCAAATCTTCATATCATAAAAAGATCTATAAGATTCAAATGGACAAACAAAATCTATAACTACATGATTCACTGCTAAATCACACATAGTCATCATACGATTTGCCTGTCTTCTTCTACCTGTCTCTGTAAAATCCCAATCTTCAAATAGTTTTCTAATCTCATCAGCATTAAAGTGAGGTATTTTTTTGCCCTCAACTAATTTAGTTGCAAATGTAGTTTTGCCAGATCCTGGTAATCCAAATATCAATATTTTCATAATATATCAAGGTTTGAATATTTATCTATTATTTGTTTAGGTAGTATTTTATTAACAGAATAATTTGATTTTTCTATTTTATTTGTTTTTAATTTATGAAAAGAAGCAGATAATACACTATCATCATAATAAACATTATTTGCAGAAAATTGATTAATTTTATTAGTATTTATTTTTTTAAATTTAAAATTAATTAAAAAAA